GATACACATTTGGTATCTTTAGATGTAAAAACTTAATTTTATCACCTTCTTGAATCATAGCATATTTGTTACCTAATTTATGTCTTTTAATTAAATGATTATACAGTATTGCACCCTTCACATGAATAGGAGCGCCCTTTGCAAAGAGATTTGCACTATCTGTCCATTTACTCAATCCATTCACACTTCTTGGATATGCAATTTCTTCTGGTGATAATTTCATAAACTCTTTCCTAAAATCTTGTATAAATGTGTTTAACATTTTCTCATCACCAGATACTATAATTTTCAATGCTTCTTTAATCTTTTCACGGCATGGTGCTGGAGTTGATGATTTTATTGCTTCCAGCCCCATAATCTTGAGTTGTGGCTCTTTATATCGAACACCTTCTATGTCAAAGGCATTGAGAATATAGCGTTTCTTGGCAGTCCATAAACCTTTGTTTGCAATCACCTCTCGTTTCATACTCATTTTGTTTGAGTAGGCGTTGAGATACGAAGCAAGCTCCGAATAACTCTTATCAATAAAAGGTTCAATTTTCTCAGTAGCGATTGTGTCCAAGAAGTCGATAATTTTGGTTGTCTCTTTTCTATCTTTAAACACTTTATTAACAAGTCCATTAAATGTGATATACACGCTATCTGTATCCGATGCCAAAACATAGTCTTGTTTATCAGTATCCAAAATCTTGTTAAGATACCCATTAAGAGCAGACTCAATCCAGCGAATAGATAACTGACCACTAGTAGTAATAGCTTCAGCAACCAATAAATTATAATACCTAAAGTACGCATTTCCGATTGCACCATAAGCAGAGTTGAGTGAAATCTTTTTAGCCATTTGTATGTTGTTGTATCTTGAAATGTCTTTGAGTAGTTTTTTATCTTTAGTATTTTCATATTCCTGTTTAGCTTCTAACATTTTCTTCTTATATGTAACCCTATCGTTATACATATTTTCCATAAGTTCTGGTAGAAACCCCCTTTTATTTGTTTTAAACAATGCACCATTCGGTGTCAATGTCGCATCTTTTAATATAGATGTATCCACTTCTTTTTCTAACAACTTGTCAACACTCATATCTTTTACTGCTTTATCTGCAACAAGTGTTTCTGGTGATATATTATATTGCATAATTAAATGTGGATACAATGAGTTTAAATCAAATGACATAACCCAATTATGCATACCAACGATAGGCTCTTTTACATATGCACCTTCATACTTTTCTGACTTTTCTTTATTAACTTTTTGTGGAATAACTATGTTCTTTTTTCGCAGATAATTATATATCAGTATATCCCAATATTTTGTAGTTCCAAGAACATCCATATAATTAACTTTTGCATCATAAGCCATAGTCAAACATAATTCAATTAGTTTTAATTTATCTTCAAGTTTATCTACCAATTCCACATCAGTTATATTGTATTCTATAAATGATTGATAATCTCTTGTATACCAATCCTTAAATGTTTCAAATGGATTACCCTCTTTTCTTTCACCCAATTCAACAAATGCAATATGATCTAATCTATATGATTCTCTATTTGTATAAGTAAACTTACGATACAAATCAAAATAATCTAAATGTGCAACACCTTGAATTTCTACAATTTGATGATTTCTACCCATTGTATAAACACTTCTAGAAGTTACACTTTTCCAAGGCGATAATCGTTTTATTTCATCTTCATTAAATACTTTACAAATACGATTATACAAATACGGAATATCAAAAAATTCTGTATTCCAGCCTGTGATAATATCTGGTTGATTCTT